ACTCTCATCTAAATGGTAAGACAGTAAAGCTAATCAGGGATGACATTGTTGATGCTGATGCAACAGTATCTAGCGGCAATGTAACAGCTGGCGGCACACCCACAACTTATCTAGAAGCAGGGCTAGACTACGATGTAGAGGTAAAAACTAATGCAGTAGAACTAAGACTGCCCAGCGGCTCTGTAGCCAGTCAGCAAAAAAGAATTTTAGAAGTGACACCAAATTTATTTTTAACACAGAACCTAACAATCAATGGACACACGACACCATTACAATCAACTGGGTTGAGCGGTGGCGGTGGTGTTACATCGTTTACAGGTAAGAAAAAAATAAGCGGCCTTCTTGGGTACTCCAGGGATGCACAAATAACCATAAGCCAGAACCAACCAGTCTTTATGACGGTTCTGAGTTTAGATTACAAAGTGAGTGTAGGACAATGAGCGGCCCAACTTTAGCAGTAATGGCAATCGCATCAGCTGTCGTTGGCGGCTATGCACAAATACAAGCAGCCAAAGCACAACGTACTATGTACAACCGTCAGGCTGAGATTACAGAACGACAGGCAAAACTAGATGGCCTTTCGTACAAACAGCAAGGCGTAAATGTTCTGAAGAAAATGAATGCGGTACTAGCAGCTAATGCAGCTAGGGCAGCGGCTGGCAATCTAGACCCTTTCTCTTCAGGTGATAGCCATGACGTTATCGCAACTTACAATCTTAGACAGGGCGTAAATGATTTTACTATAGCGAGAGATAACCAAACTATCGCTGAGAAGATGGGCAAGTATCAGGCAGACAACTACCGTTATGCAGGCCAGGTGGCAGTGTCTAACGCTAAGACCATGGCTGTTGCTAACATTGGTATGTCCTTTGTTACAGCTGGTCAGGTATATGGCACCAGTGGTTTGTCAGGAATGTTTCAAACAGCTTCAGCCGCTCCAGTCATAACTACAGCACCAGCAATGGCGACACCAGGGGTTGGGGGCTATTCGCCAACAACAATGTTTGGGTAGGTAACGATGGCAGAGCAACTTAGATATGAACAGCAACTACAGCGGCTAAATATGCCGAATGTAGATTTTGCTGCTGAAAAAGAAATAGCTAGAGGCTATCAGCAGATATCTAACAAGCTAGACCAGATGTCTAATTTCTTCATGCGTCAAGCTGAAGGAATGGCAAAGATTGAGGGTGCCGAATACGGTGCAGAGAATGCACCTACGAAACAACAGATTGAAGACGCAAAGTCTACAGGCGTTGAACTAGAACTGCCTGGAGATAAGTTTAGTGTATACGGTAGGGCTGCACAGAATGCTGCTCTAACATCTGTATATGACACAATCACGCTTGAAGCTAAGAAACAAATACTCACCGACCTTACAAATTATGAAAAGCAAGAATTAGACCCATCTCTTTTACAAGACAAATTTAACACCATCATTGATGGTTATGCAGCTACGTTTGATGCAACCTCACCAGCCCTGGCTAAAAAGTTTCGTGCTGAGTTAGGACTGTATGCTTACGGTAAAGTAAGCACAGAAAGCAGCGCATTCATCAAAAGAGAAAAAGACCAGCGTATTGTTACATACGCTACAGCGGCTGAACTATTCCTAGACAATGGCCTGCGTACACTTATGTTTGGCGGTGTAAACCAAACCGTTGTTAATGAAGCTGGTGATGTAGAAGAAACAGCAACATCTGCTGAAACAATCTCTGACCTTATTGTTACAGAGAAGAAGAAGATGCTGACTGGTGCTATCAGTGTGGGCATGACAACCAGTCAGGTCAAAACTCTTGCTGATGCATTTGACGCTAGGGTTCTACAGATACAATCTAATGTCGTTCTAGAAGAAATGTACGCACAGGGTTCAGCCAACAGAGGCACTTTCTACAAAAGGGTTAAGCTGGCTATTGAGAAAGGCCCTACCAGCGCACAGGCAAAAGAACTGCCACCTAGTGTACAGGCAGCTATCTTCTCTACAAAGGCAGACGACAGGCAGACTATCCTGAACAACTTGCGTACAGGGTGGAATGCAATCATGGACGACCAAACAAAACAAATTTCTACAACAAACACCATAAGAGAGAATGATGTTGGTATAGCAACTAGGAACTTTGGTCTTGCTGTTACTGATTACGTTTATGCTATAGATTCTTACGGT